GGAAGCGTGAGTTTGACGGCATCAAGGAGTCTGACAAGGATGACTGGCGGGAGGCCCTGGAGCCGGTCAGAGATGCCTACCGCAGCATGAGAGGACCCCAGCGTGTGCAGTTGATCGCTCGCGTTGTGGCGTTCATCACCTCATGAGGCCCCGTGTCCACCGCCATCTTGCGGGTCTGATGCGCCACCTGGCCGCAGACCTCAAGCAGCTTCCGGACCACCCCATTTTGTCAGAGGCATATCACATGGCTCGCCAGATGATGCTAGACCAGATCAGCCTGGCCATGAAATGTGAGATGAGGGCTGACGTATTCACAGGCCGTGCAGAGGAGCCGGAACCAGAGCTTGATGCTGAGGCTTGCCGGAGGAATGCAGCCCAGGCCTGGTGGGGGTTCCGGAGGGCTGTGCGGAAGGCAGATTTGTACCACTCGTTTGCTCGTGTATTATTGGAGTTTGATCAGGACCATATCACAAGGAGAGAATCATGATTTGGGTACACAGAATTAGAAGTGGCGAGGAGATCGCCATCAACCCATCTGACATCGTCAAAATTGAGATGGTTGAGTGCTATGGAAATCCACGGAAGGATGCCCCCAATACCTTCCACCATCCGGAGGACCTGGACCCCAACCGGCTCCATGGAAATGGGAGCACAATTACCATGCGTGGAAAGGGTGTCTCTGATGAGATGGTTGAGGAGATCCCTGAGGACCTCAAAGTCCTCTTGCGTCGCCATCGTCGCAAGGTCACATAGGGTCTCGACCGGCCCTTTAGGGCCAGGACCGTTAGACGCAAAATTGCAAGCTCCGGGGAGCACGAATCTCCGGAGCTTGCTTTTGCCTGTTTAGAATAAACAGCTATCCAAATCGGCAGTTTGGATCTATGATTGAGGTAGGGAATGGACCCTGACCAAGGAGACACCAAATGACGGACTCGATCAAACAGACACTCGAAGGCAAGAAGGTTATCATCACCGCCGGTGACCAGGCCACAGCTGCCGATGCCCTTGACAATCTGATCGACCGGATCAACGATTGGATGAAGAATGATGGTTGGGTTTGTGTCCAGGACGCAGCGATGGAAACGATGAAGGAAATGTCCCAGTGGGGCATCGATGATCTCTCAATCAAAGTGGTGGACTAAAATGACTGACCAAAACCCCATCTTCATTATCGCAGAACGCACAGACGCAAACAATGCTCGCTTCCATGAGATTCTCCCAGGCGGAGATTGGAAGGATTTGGGCATCCTTCCTCAGGGCGGATTGGGTGACTTGGTCATCGAGCGGATCCAAGAGGTTCGTGATGGTCGTGAGATCTGGTTTGCCAGCATGGACAAAGAGGAAGCCATCGCAATCAAAATGGGTGATGATGGCATGCCTGTTTCTCGCCCAATTTCGTTTGATGATTTCCTCGCACCAGAAGGAGCCTGAAAAATGACTGACCTACAAGCTCTCGCAGAATTGATCAAGCCATCCATCCTTCAGGTCTGGGATGCGATTGGCTCAGACGTTCTGGCCCTCGTGACGGATCCGGGAGAATTGGAGAACGCTGGCGCCATCGAGATGTGTGTGGACGCTGACCGGCTCCGGACCATGGGCGGCAAGGATGGGCCGGTCTCCGATGTCTTGTTGGAGGACGCCCACAGTAAGCATGGCTGGGATGCCGTGATCGAAGCTCTCTCAAATTCCATTGACCTCATCTAAAGGAGATTGAAATCATGACCCGCAAGCAGAAGCGCAATATCAGGAAGGAAGTCACAGACACGATCATCAAGGCTCTTGAGGCCGGAGTGGCCCCATGGGTCAAGCCTTGGAAGTCGGCCAACGGAGGTCTCCCCCAGAAGCAAGACACGGGCCAGAGCTACCGTGGCGTCAACGTCATCCTGCTCATGCTGGCTGGGATGGCCTTCGCATCCAACGAGTGGTACACCTTCAAGCAAGCCCAGACTCGTGGCGGCCAGGTCCGCAAGGGTGAGAAGGGAACCATGGTTGTGTTCTGGAAAATGCTGACCAAGACGGAGACCGATGACGCTGGTGAGGAAGTTGAGCGCAAGATCCCCATGCTGCGCCACTTCATGGTCTTCAACAGGGACCAGATTGACGGACTGGCAGAGGTCGAGGTTGAAGAGGTGCCAGACTTTGAGCGCCATGAGGCTGCTGAGGCGACCATCAAGGAGACCGGGGCCAAGATCAAGTATGGCACCAACGCCGCATTCTACCAGCCCATCACCGACTCGATTGGGATGCCCAGCCGCGAGTGGTTCAACAATCCAGAGACCTTCTACAGCACCAGCTTCCATGAGTTGGTCCACTGGACTGGATCCGCTGACCGGCTCGACCGGAACCACAAGGGCAGCTTTGGCTCTGAGGACTATGCGTTTGAGGAGTTGGTTGCTGAGATCGGGTCTGCCTTCCTGTGCGCTGAGCATCGCATCGATGGCCAGCTTCAGCACCCCAACTATATCGCATCTTGGATCAAGGGTCTGAAGGATGACGTCAACGCCATCTTCTCCGCATCCAAACTCGCGCAGGACGCTGCTGACCTTATCCAGGAGGGGGCCTGAGACGGTCACTCTCAGAGAACGGATTGCTGACGTCATGCGCACAGCCGGTTGGAACCAAACAGACTACGTCATCTCCAAGGGAGGGATTGTGGTCTGGACCACGGACCAGCGGCTGATCGAAATCACCGTGGACTGTCTGGCTGCCTACCTGGAAAATGATGACCCGATGCCCACTGGAGATCTCAAGGCTGACGGCCCAGAGCACACAATCATCCTAATGGAGGACTAGGACAGACCGGCCCCTCATTTCCCCACCCTCATCGAGGCCCTCAGGATCGCTCCTGGGGGCCTTTAGTTTTGCGGGGAGGTTAGGCCCCACGGATCCTCCCCGGAGCCGTTAGAACAGCTGCAGGAGCCCTCCCTGGGCTGGCCTTTACTTTCCGGAGACCGGCCCCTAAGATGTGGGAGGCCGGAGGACCCCAGAATTGGAGAATGGGCCATGAAAAATTTTACAGTCTCAAACCAACAGGGAGTGAAATGGATCTCAAGGAATTGATGCGCCTGTGCTACAATGCAGGATTTGAGGATGTGGACGGATTCCAAGCTTGGTGGGATGAGCTTGGGGAGGACCGCCATGACGACTTCGTCAGAGATGGGGCAAACCCTGAGATGTTGGATGTAATGAGGGGGTTGCTCCGGACCCTCAACACCGTCATCGAGACAGCCAATGAAAGTGGACTCGACTTTGTCAAGGGTGATGTGATGAAGTGGGGAGCCATGGCCAGTGAGCTGATCCAGAAACTGGAGAGCTAACCATGAAGCGCATTTACAAGTATCCATTCACCATCGAGGCCCCCACAACGGTGGTGCTGAAGGTGGGGGCTGAGGTCCTCAAGGCTGGAGTCCAAAACGGGAACCCTGTCATGTGGGCCTTGGTCGATCCTGCTGCTGCGGATGAGACGTGGACCTTTGATGTCTACGCCACGGGAGGGGAGATTGACGACGCAGTGGATTCTGTCAGCTATGTGGACACGATCTTTTTGGATAATGGACTTGTGTTCCATATCTTTGTAGCGTGATGTGGGGCCGGTTCCTCTGCTGGGTTGGCTTCCACGACTACACGAGCAACGTGGCTGAGGGTATCGAGCCGGATCATGAGAAGATGAAGAAGGACCCTGTGGGGTATTTTTTTGAGTTCAGTCGGCAATGGTGCCGGCGCTGTAAGCATGACTGGGAGGGCAACCGAAATGTTTGAGTACAAGGAGATCCAAATCACAATCCGCTTGCCGGACGATATTGCTGAGCAAGCCATCAAGGTCGAGCAAGATGACCCTGACTTCCTGAGCCGTGTGGTCCTGTATGGATTGACCAGACGGTCCATCTATCACCAGCTGCGAGATCATGGTAGATCCAAGTGGGCCGGAGAATGAGCTACTATGACTACAAGCAGTCAGTGTACATCGAGTTGAAGCAATATCCATTCTACGCTTTGGTCATGGCTGCGATGCGACAGGCCGATACCGACAACTTGGCGATGCTGGAAAGCTGCTGGCCGGAGACCTGGGCTGAGCTACAAGCTCGATACAATGCGCCTGGTGGATTGCTTGAGGGAGAGGAGCCTCCAAAGCCCACGTGTGGTCACTCGATGCCCCAAGAGGACCGGGATGCGTTTGGGATCAAGACTTGGGACCCACACTGCGCACGCGAGCCAGACCATCCAGGTGACCACGCCATCTCCCAGGAAGGCGTGTCTTGGAGCAACGATGAGGGCTGATGGCAAGACGGAGTATCTGTGCTCCAAATGCGGGTGGTCCCAGAGCTTTGGATTCCCCAAGGGCCAGAGGCCCCTGCGCCGCTGGCTCCTCGACTGTAGGCGCTGTGGGGGCAAGCGCTGGTTCCATCCAAGGCTGAGGCCCTTGACTGGCGACTATCGGTGAGAGGGCTCCGGAGGGGCCTGCAGGAGCCGTGGGGGATTCAGGGGTCACTAGACTACCTTGGTACCCCACGAACACGCTTAGACAACGAATGAGCAGCCTTAAAAACGATCCTAGCACAGTCAAATACCGTATAACAGTGGGTCGAGCCGAGAACGGCTGGATCTGTGTGGGGATCCAAGATGGCCGATCATGGGCCTCAGACATGTTCAGAATCGAGGACCTGGATGGGGCAGTGGAGCAATTGGGGAGGAGACTTGGCAAGACGGCAAAAGTGCCAAAGGGCACAGGGAGGTTTGGCGATGTGGAATAGAATCTGGAACTGGATTGAATTGGTCCTGATGATCGTGGGGTTCATATACACCGTGGCCGTCTTGGCTGCTGGCTTCGTATTGCTGGTGCCCATCTTCATTTTGTTCGAGCGGAGGAGCAAGCCCAGAGAGGTCCCATCAGACGATGGCTGGCACAAGGACAAAATCGAGCCACAGGACAGGTACCCAGGATGAGGTGCGTGGCTCCCAGGATCCCTGGCGTCCATGAGGAGATGTTGGCCCAGGACCAAGATGAATACCTGACGGTGTGCGTTGGGTTGATCCCATATGTGGACGGAGCCATTGGCGCTGTCACTCGATGGCGTCTGACAGATGAGGAGAAGCAACGCATCATGGAGGGTGAGGATCTGTACCTCAATCTCTTGACCCAAGGTGGAGGAATGCAGCCAGTGCGGCTGGAGGTGGGGCCGGTCCCTGACGACTGGCATATCAAAAGGTAGGCAAAAGATGGACAGCAATTTACCACCAGGAGTTAGCATTGGAGATCTGCCAGGCAACCGGCCTGATGATGAGGCTTGGGATGAGTTCCACGAATGGGTGGATGAGCAAACTGAGGACAAGGGCCTGAGCCCACAAGAGGCCAGGGAGATTTGGTCCAACGGAATGAACGCCAAAAAGCTGATGAGCTTGGACCAGTGGGCACAGGTGATCAACCAGTGGGCAGTGACCAAGGGCTGGAATGAGCAGATGCCCTCACAGGGCGAATGGATCGCTCTGGCGCACAGCGAGCTATCTGAGGCGCTGGAGGCCCATCGAGATGGGACCGGCGTGGGACTGGTGTTCGTGGATGGAAAGCCTGAGGGCGTGGCGGTTGAGTATGCCGATTGTATCATCCGGATCCTCCACTGGTTCGCCAGACATGACCTCTCTCCCAACGACATCGTTGACGCCAAGATGGTCTACAATGATGGCCGTCCATACAAGCATGGAGGAAAGGCGCTGTGAGCGAGGCTCAATTTGATCCGCAGTGGCCAGCGCCCAAGCACGAGATCCGCTGCGATGAATATCATGCCCACACTCGCATTGGAATCAAGTACACGGCTGAGGGCCGGTGCTGTACGTCTGACTGCCCCGGTTGTCGATGGGAGAGGACCCTTGAGATGATCGACATCACCTGTATCTGTACGCACACAGGGCGTGAGATCGAATACATGAATGTCGATTCCAATTGCTTCGTTCATGGGCGCTGGAATCCAGATACAGTCAAGCGATTGTCCAGGCGTCTCCAAATCCTGTACGAGTGGCACAGGGCTGGCTACTTCGGCAGCAAAGAGGCATCTGCGGATTGGTGGTTCAAAAAACTGGGGGTTTGAGATGGAGGAGCTTGCGATCATGAAGGGCCTGTGCTACCGGCTCGATACCTCTGATGCCTTCATCATCCGGGAGATGGGCACGTATGGGCCGTTGATCCTCGATACTGAGGATGTGGTCCTTGACGTTGGCGCCAACATCGGAGCATTTGCGGTCCTCCGGGCACCACACTGTCGGCAGGTCATCTGTATCGAGCCAGAATCTGACAACCTGAGGGTTCTGAGGGCCAACGTCAAGACCAAGGGAGGCCCAGGTGTCCATGGGGAGCGGAGAATTGTGGAGGGTGCGGTCGTTTCCAATAGCTGGACAGAGGATGAGGTGCCCCTGTATGTCAACAGGAAGCAAGGCAAGGCCATCCACTCGCTGGAGCCAACCAAGGGCCGTGTGATCCAGATGGTCCCAGCCCTCCGATTTGAGGACATGCTGGCCTTGGCTCCGGGAGCGACAGCCCTGAAGTGCGACATCGAGGGGTGGGAGCATTTCTTGCCGTGGAACGATCTCTTTGAGACGGAGATCCGCAAGCTGGCCATGGAGCTTCACCTCACCGGCCCAGGCCATCGAGAATTGGCCTATGCTACGGTCATCGCCATCGAGAGGGCTGGGTTCATATCAGTAGCAAAACCGCCAGATATGAGCGCACGAGTGACCACCCTGGGATTCTGGAAACGATGATCTATCTGACCAAGGGTGAGAGGCTCTGGATTTGGGGGCGTCGATGGGGCAAGAGCCGGGAGGACATGGCGTCAATTTACAGCGTCAGTGGAGCAACCATCTCGACTTGGTTCAAAGGGTTCGCCCACAATGACTCTGAGGTCCCAGAGGTAGCTCTCAAGGAGCCGATTCAGAAATGGGAAATGATGACGGTTGCTAGACGTAGGATGGGGCTGTCCATTCAAGCTCTCGCATCCGAGCAAGGAATCTCACACGTCACCCTCATTCGGAGGGAGAGAGGAGAAGGCAATTGGCGAGCCAGTTGGGACTGGTGGACAGGCAAGGTCCCGGCACCGATAGGAGGCAAAATATGACAAGCGTTGGAGAGGACTTTCCCAGGCAGGTCCAGAGGGTTTGGGAACTGCGCGAGCAGTACGTGGCGCTGCCTGAGGGAGTGGGCGCGTATGGCGCTCTGGAATTGAAGATGATGCTGGAACGGGCCACTGAGGCCCAAGCGTCTGGAGACATCGTGAGAATCCTCCGGAGCTACTCAGAATTGAGCGAGGCAGAATGATGAAACAAGAATTGGCGAATGTGGAGGAGACTGAAGCGTTCACAGGGGTGGAGGAATGGGTCGTGCTTGTGCTGTTGAGGCTTGGCCCGTTGAGTACTGTTGAGCTACGCAACATCGGTGGTTCGATCTTGCCGCGTGGGATGCCAGGACACTATGTCTTGGCCAAGCTGGAAGACATGGGATTGATCCAAGGTAGGCTTCCAAATCGGGACAGCCCGTTCAGGATCTACAGCATAGTGGAGAATGAAGATGACGATTGACCTGACTGAGGCCGTGAGCTTGGCCAACGAGTTGCTTGAGGACGTGGACAAGCTGAATGTGCGGATCGCTCATGCTTGCGACAACGGGATGTTCATCAATCTGGCGTTGACAGAGCGTGAGTCTGTGATTGGCCCAACCAAGGGCCGGTGCCCCAGAATCAATATGGGGGTTGCCATGGATCCGCGCACCATCTCCGGACCCAGGATTGGCAGCGCCTGATGGGATACTATTTGCTGTCCACGGGGCCACCCAAGGGCAAGGCTGAGGCGTTGAAGAAGGATCATGGTGCCCGCATGGTCTCAGAGAGCGAGGCTGCGTTGGAAGTTGAGACGATGGGCGTCATTTGCGTCGTCTACAACACAGCCTGGGATGCTGCTGGATTTGCGTACAACCTGAAGGAGTTTGCGAGGATGCTCCCAAGGTCTGACGACCAGCGGCCCAGGCGTTGGATGGTGATGGACCGGGAGACGGCTGAAAGGCTCTCTGGCTACAGCTGATCTAAGGCCCCAGGGTGGTTCGGGTAACCTCTCGGACCTCCTGGGGCCTCCACACGTGGGAGAGAGGAAATGAGCATGGTAGAAAGGATGGTAGTGGGGTTCGCTTTTACAGTGGACCGAACGTCTGTGATTTTGATCCGCAAGAACCGGCCTGAGTGGCAGAAAGGCAAACTGAATGGCGTGGGTGGCCATATCGAGCAGGGAGAGCATCCAAACAAGGCCATGGAGCGAGAGTTTGAGGAGGAGACCGGTGTCCACGTCAAGGCATCGAGATGGGAGAGGGTGGTGATGATGGAGGGCAATGATTGGCACGTGACGTTCTTCAAAGCGATTCTGACCAACCTGGATCGCCACCACATCCAGACCATGACAGATGAGGCGGTTGTGGAGGTCCAATGCGACATCCCAGGAGGGATGATCCAAAACCTGTCGTGGCTCCTGCCTTTGTGCCTCGATGAGACAGGCGTCCAAAGGCCCATTCAGGTGAGAGACTTGGGAGTCAAAAATGAAGGCCGATGAGGAGCGGGCAAGACGGATTGCGCAGGGTACTGATGAGCTGAAGAGGAGACAGTTGGAGGACCGGCTTGAGAAGGCTCTGGTGAGTGCGGATTGGAGGACCCTTGCTGGCGTGATTCTCGACCTGTATATGAGGCTGCTGAAGGTGGAGAGATTTGCTGCCGATATGATCGCTGAGCTTGAAGCCAAAAAATGAGTTCATTGGCGGCCCCTGGGATGGGGACGTCACCGATGCGAGCCAGCCAGAAATCAAGGTCAAGGGCAAGCATTACCCGCACCTGAAGACTTTCCAATTTGACGGCCCTGACGGGACCACCGAGCTTGGCATAATTGACCTCGACCGGCCTGAGAAACACATCGTTGGATCCTACCACTTCCGGCTCCACCGCCGGAGCCGTCCAATGAGATTCGCCTACATCTGGGTCCCACTCGTGGACTGATATCGGTATATACGACAACCCAGATTTTGTGATGAGAGTGATTCCTAGACCCAAGACAATATTGCCTGCCAATATCAGGCTATTCCTCTGCGTAGGTACACCGATATTGGTAGCCTATTGAATGACGTATTGACACTCCCAGTACCAATAGGGGATGTAAGTCATTACAGGGCAGGGAGCTACCCATAAAGTACCCCCACGACAGGCCATTTTGGAAAAAAACTTTTTTGTCAAATCGACACTCGTATAACAATATGCCAATAGGTGTGGCGAGTCCTCCCGGAGACCCTTGGTTGTTTAGCGTCAAATGGGGCATGGCTATATCTCTTGTCTGACCATACGAAACCATGTGAAACAGCACCACCACCCAAAAGCAGAAAAATGGCCACTGTCGAGACCGGATTGGAAGGACCTGATTTGGATGCCGATCTGCCCCCAGCGGGCACCTCCATTGGCGAGTGGAGCCCAGGCGGCAAGTCATTCTATGATGGGCTGAGCGACCAGCACAAGTTGGTGGTGGATTTTTACGTCATGGATCCAAGCTCATTCATGGGTGCTTGCTTGTCGGCTGGCTACTCCAAACGCGCCATTTCTGCCATCGCCCATGAGCTCCACCACCAGCCCTCGATGGCCGCTGCCATTGCTGAGAAAATGAATGAGCGCTCAGAGCGCACGATGATCACGCAAGACCGGATCCTGCATGAGCTTGCAATCATCGCTTTCAGTGACCTGCGCAACTACACCATCGACCCCAAAACCGGCTCCATCGAGCTACCTGAGGGCGTGCCTGACTTCGTCATGCGGGCTGTGTCCTCGATCAAGTTCATCGTCACCATCGATGAGGCCGGTCACGAGAGACGGACCCTTGAGTTCAAACTGTGGGATAAGATGGGTGCGCTCCGCATGATGGGACAGCACCTGGCCATGTTCACCGACAAGCTCGATGTGAGGGGTGAACTCGATGTCCGGCAGAAGTGGATTATTGGCGGCAAAGAGATCGTGTTTTAGACAGCATTCAAATGCAGCATTCAGGCACCCAAAAATCGGGCGTGAATCGGAGGGTGAAAATGCAGCATTCAAATGCAGCAATCAGTGCAGTACAAAGCACATTGGAACACTAGTATCTAAGCCGTTTTTGCAGCATCCAGGTGCAGCATTCAGACACATGTAAATCTGGGTGCATTATCACATGTAAAATGCACTGTCCAAATGCAGCATTCAGGCAGGTGAATTTGATGGGTGCATTCACACTGGATTTGGGTGCATTCGACACTGTGCGTGCACGTCAGCTGCATTGTTGGGTGCATTCACACTGATTTTGGGGGTGAATTCAAGTGTTGCAAATGCAGCATTTCAGTGCAGTCAAATCACAGGTGCATTCAATGGGTGCATTACACATGAAAACGACAGCATTCAAATGCAGCAAATGCACTGTCTCAAAGCACATGCAATCAATGGGTGCATTACACATGTACCATCGAGGATCTAAGCCGTTTTTGGGTGCATCCAGTGCAGCATTCAAATGCAGTTGAATTCACTGTCCCAAATGCATGTAATCCCATGGGTGCATTCACATGTGCTTCGACAGCATTCAAATGCAGTCAATATCATGTCAAATGCACTGTCCAAATGGAGGTGATTTCGATGGGTGCAATTACATTGTGGATTTTGGCCGGCATTTTCATCGGGTGGAACGTCCCCCAGCCCACGTATGCACGGCTCGTGCAATCCTGGGTGGTCCGGAAGGTCAAGGGCATCGGCAAATGAAGGGCTTCCTCATCGGTGTCCTCGTGACCGTGGCCCTCGTGGCCCTCGCCATATGGGGGCTGATGGTCCTCACCCAGCCGAGGATGTAGCGCATGGCCGTCTCGATACCCAAGGCAGGTGGGATCATCGCTACAAAGGGCACGTGGTCCCAGGACAAGAATGGCGCCTGGCTAGGCTGTCCCCATACATGTCAGATGTACACACATATTGAACTCGCCAACATTGCGGAGAGCGGAGACGTGACGCCATCATTTGATTGCCCCAACTGTGACTATGATGAACTGGTGACCTTGACTGGCTGGGTCGCACCATCATGAGCACATGTCGATTTGGGGCCAGCCACCAGCAAAAATCCACAATGGAAACACAGTGAAAATCCAGGCCGAAATGGGGCTGCAAATCTGGGCCCCCCAACGATTGAAAATCAACGTAAGCGCTGCGCCTGGATGGCACGAATTTTTTCAGCCCGACCAATCCCGGTTTGCCTTTGCCCTCCGAAAATTTTTCACCATGAGTTGGGCCCGTGTCTGAATTGGAACTGAGACGTTGTACCCACGAGGGCTGCGACTATCCAGATCATATCGAGAACTGCCCAGATTGCTTTGGCTGGGGGTTCGTGGACGGTCGCATAATCATCGCTGCTGAAGTCGAGTCTGCGCGCAGCATGAATTGGACTCGCTGCGATGTCTGTAAGGGATCGCCAGAATGAAAACGTCAGAGCACATCCGCAAGGCATACGAAGCCAAGATGCGGGAGCCTTCCTTCAAGGCCACGCCCAAGCAGGAGATTTTTGCTGAGGCCGTGTTCTCAGGTGAGTATCTGTACCTGGCTCTTGGCGGTGGGATCCGTGGGACCAAGACGTGGGGCACCCTGGCGATGGTATTCTTGCTCTGTCGCATTTTTCCTGGATCTCGATGGGCGATTGTCCGCAAGGACCTTCCCACATTGAGACGGAACACTCTCCCCTCCATCGCAAAGCTCCGGCTCACAGCGGCAGGGTTTGTCGGGGACATCAACCAATCGACTTGGAGCTATATGTGCAATAACGGTTCTGAGATCCTCTTGTTTCCGGAGTCCATCCAGACAGACCCTGACCTCGACCGTTGGAAGGGATTGGAGGTCAATGGCTTCGTGCTTGAGGAGGCCAACGAGATGGCCGAAGCCAGCGCCAACAAGGCCATCGAGCGGGCAGGATCTTGGATCATCCCAGCGACTCCGTTCAATCCCCATCCGAAGCAGCCTCCACCATTCGTATTCTTCACTTTCAACCCGTGTGCGAATTGGCCGCGCCAGTGGTTCTATGAGCCATCGGAGAATGGGACTTTGAAGCCGCCATTTTTCTATCTCCCATCCACCGCTGCCGACAATCCGTACATACCCGATGAGGTGCGAGAGGCTTGGAAGAATCTGCCCCCAGCAGAGTATGAACGGTTCATCGAGGGCTCATGGGAGTTCACGGATGACCCTGACCAGCTGTTCAAGGCCGAATGGATCCTGGCAGCCCGTGGTTTGGAGCAGGTCATGGGGCCGGCACGACTGGGAGTGGACCCCGCACGGTTTGGGGATGATGAGACCACGTTTTGTCGTACCTCCGGCAACAGCTGGATCTCGATGACCTCGCATCCCCAACTCAAACTCGACCGGTGCGCCGATATTGCGATGGCGATGGCCCAAGACCGGCTGGACCCGATCAATGGCGAGGATATACGCATCGACACCGTGGGGCTTGGCGGTGGTGTTGCGGATATAATGACGACCAGGGGCTGGGAAATCATGGAGGTGGTGGCGGGTGCCAAACCCTGGAAACGACGGGAGTCATTCTACAAGTTCAAGAACGTGCGGAGCCAGATGTGGTGGGAGGGGGCAGAGAAGTTCCGCCAAGGTCTCTGTCCATTGCCGGATGAGGTCCCAACAAGGCTGTTCGCGGATCTCACTGCAGCACATTATAAGATAAGCGCTGACCGCACTGTTGAGATCGAGCCCAAGGACGCAATGAAGAAGCGCATTGGCCGGAGCCCTGATTGGGCCGATGCTTATCTCATGGCCATCATGGACCCACCCGAATTGGGGCGTCCACAGAAGGTCCAATTCACCAACGTGAGGATGTAACAGATGCCGCATAATGAGCAGATCGGCACGCCTGAGGAATTGAGGTCCATCAGCGCCAACCAGCGCAAGAGTGTCACGAGCAACAAGCCCAATCTGCCCACGTATGTTCGACCGGAGTGGCTGCGATGGATGCCGGATCTCAATTTGCTCTTTCGACTCCTCGCTGGCACCCGAACGATGTGGCAACACGTCAGAGAATACATCCGCCAATGGGCCGATGAGGAAAACACGGTTTATTGGATCCGCGCACGCAGCGAACAGCTGTTTGAAGGGCTCGGACGCACCCTCTCAGCGGCCATAGGCATGCTATTCGCCAAACCCCCAGCCGTAGTGTTCCCAGACGGTTCTGCAGCCCGTGCAGAGATGGAGCCTCATTTGGAAAACATCGATGGCGCTGGGACAAACTTCAACGTGTTCGTGAAGAGGTTCACCGAGGCCAGTTTGCGAGATGGGGATGGCCTCATCCTCGTGGACTTCCCCACAGGGATCCTCGACCAGGAGACCGGCTTGCCCCGTGAAGTGTCCTCTGCTGAAGAGGAAGAATTGGGGCTGCGACCAACGTGGGCTCGATATGATAGGGCCAACATCCGGAACTGGCAGACCGGGAGGTTTGATAACCAAGACGTCATCACCCAAGTCAACCTGTATGAACCGCTGTTCGTCAAGGATGGCCGGTTTGGGGTCCGGTGGGAGCATCGGTGGAGGTTCCTCCACATGGCCCCAAAGCTGTCCAACCCCATTGACCCAGCGTCAACCCCAGTAGGGATCCAAGCGCAGTGGTCGCTGATCCGTCTCCTCCCGGACAAGAGTGGAGATGAGCCGGAGGACTTTCAAACGGTGGGCCAGGGCGTGTTCATGGACAAGGATGGCGGGACCTTTGACCGGCTCCCCATCTCCATCGCGTATACAGGCAAGAAGAATGCCCCCTTGGTCGCTGTCCCTCCCCTCTTGGGAGTGGCGTGGGCCAACCTGGGGCTCTGGCAAATCGCTACCAATGTCCGATTTTATCTGGACTTGGTATCGTTCCCTCAGCCCACGATTATTGGCGACCTCAACGAGGTCTCTGGGATTGACGAGAATGGGAACCGGATCACGGTCCCTGGCAAGCTCAAAATTGGCCCCATGGTCGCTGTCCATCTGTCTGCTGGCAATGCCGACTCGCCACCAAGCTCCTATACCTTCACCACGCCCACTTCGGATGGGTTCGTGCCCAACGAAAATGCGATGCGTAGGAAGCGTGAGGACATCGCGGCCCTGGGGATGTCCTTCCTCGACCGTGACAAGCGAGCAGCGGAGACCGCAGAGGCCAAGAGGCTCGATGCCACTGCCGAGAACGCCACCCTGGCGACCGCAGCCCAAGGGATAGATGATGCGGTGGATGGGGCCATGAAAATCCACGCTCAATATCTTGGCTTCTCCAAAGAGGAAGCTCCCAGCGTTACACTCAACAGGGACTTCGATCAGAACATCATGGACGCCCAGATGATGGGCGCTTGGATCGCTGGAGTCGAGAAGGCTGGCTTGCCGCCACGTATCCTGCTGGAAGCTTGGCAAGCCGGTGGCCAAATCCCGGATGGCGTGGACCTCGATGAGTTGGAGCAGGAGATGCTGGCTAACCAGGCCGCCAAGGAAGCAGCTGAGCAACTGGAGCGTGAGGAGCGGATGGCCCAATTGGCACTACCACCAGGAGAGAATGAAGATGGCTAAGCAAGGAATCAAACCGGTCAGCCCCAGCACCAGGCCAGGGTCCGCCAAGAAGGTTGGAAAAGTCGCAAGGCCTGTACCCCCACGAGGTCGTGGCAAGGGTGGCCGCAATCCACGGAGGAACCGATAATGGGAACTGTTCTT